TATGTCAAGGAGATGTACTTCAAGAGGCTCATCAATCCGGACATCTTTGTCTATCGCAGACACGATCCGTTCATGGGAGAGATTGAGGACACACACTCAACGAGAGACATCTCAAAGGAGCAGACATCCATTGCCATTGACCGATTCAAGAGATGGATGGCAGAACAGGGCATCTATGCTCCTTCTCCGGTGGATGAGGCAAGGCTCAAGGACATAGAGATAGAAATGGGCAGAATGGAGAGATATATCGGCAGATGAGGGATATATCCATTTATGAAAGATAACGCAAAATAGAGGGGTTTTAACAGCGAAAAAACAGCGAATATGCCAAACGCAGAAAATCTAAAGGGGAAAGAATTCAAGAAGGGTGTATCCGGCAATCCAAAGGGCAGACCGAAAAGTGTCAAGGGGATGCTCAAGGATCTGCCACCGGATGCATTGGAGAGGGTGTGCCAAGTCCTGTGGGCAGCCATAGCTATGCCTAACCAGAAGGAAGCGAAGAAGTATCTTGAGGATGAGGCGAAGGGAATGCCGAAGGAGCTTGGATTCGCTCTTCAGATATGCATCAAGGAACTGAACGGAAGGAATGGATTCAATGCGCTGATGGCAATCATCAATCGCATCTTTGGTGCGCCAAGACAGGTTGCAGAGGTTGAGCATAAGGGAGAGGGATGGAACATCATTGTCCGTTCTGATGAGGACAGGAAGATGGTGGAAGGAATTAAAGATTTGGACATTTAATGGCAGACCAGGAATTCAGCAGAGTATATCGGAAGATATATGAGGCAGCCACGCAGAAGCCTCGCTATATCTCCAACAAGGGTGGAACTCGTTCAACGAAGACCTATTCCACTCTGCAATTCCTGTATATGCTCATTCATGACAAGGACTCTGCCGGAGACATCACATCGGTGGTGTCGGAGTCCTTTCCACATCTACGCAAGGGAGCGATCCGAGACTTTGAGAACATCATAGGGCATCCTCTCAAGGGTGATCCTCATTGGATGGAGAGTGACCACACCTGGACATTTGACAATGGAGCGAAGTTGGAGTTCTTCTCCGTAGACAACGCAGCGAAGGTGCATGGCTCGCAGAGAAAGAGGCTCTTCATCAACGAGGCGAATCACATAGACTATGAGATATTCCGACAGCTCGCAGTCCGTACATCCTCAATCATCTTCATAGACTACAATCCGGCATCGGTTTGTTGGATTCAGCAGAAGGTGGAGTGCAGAGACAACTGCATCCTCATCCGTTCAACCTACAAGGACAATCCGTTCCTCTCTGCCGAGCAGGTTGCCGAGATTGAGAGCAACAAGGATGATGCGAATTGGTGGAAGGTCTACGGACAAGGTATCGAGGGAACTCTTGACGGACTCATCTACGACTTTGAGCAGATTGACCGACTCCCACCGAAGGGAGTGAACAAGCCGGAGAGGGAGAAGACCGAGGAGGAACTCTATGCGGACTCGCTGACGGAGATACATGGACTTGACTTCGGATTCACCAACGATCCGACAGCAAGGGTGCAGATTCTCGCAGACCACAAGAGAAAGCATCTCTATGTGCGTGAACGATGCTACAGGACTCACATGCAGAACAGACACATCATAGAGGATTTCATGGCAGATGGCATCGGCAGATATACCGAGATATATGCGGACTGCGCAGAGCCGAAGAGCATCGCAGACATAAGGGAAGCCGGATTCAATGTGACTGCGTGTGACAAGGATGCTCCTGTGAAGAGTGACAAGCTCAAGTTCCAACTACAATGGATGCAAGGATGGAAGCTGTTCGTGACAAAGGACTCCCTCAATCTCATTGAGGAGCTGCGCAACTACACATGGGCGAAGGACAAGGACGGCAACCTTCTCAACCAACCGATTGACAAGTTCAACCATCTCCTTGATGCGATGCGATACGCAGTCTGGACAAGATTCGGAGAGAGAGCCGGACAAGGCAACTACAATGTTTCATTTGGCAAAAGAAGAAGATAAATGAAGATCATCGACAACTACCGAGACCTGCCTATCGGTCTCTATCTTGAAATCTGCGACATTGACCGCAGAGAGGACTTGGAGGACATCAGCAAACAGGTGTCCATCATCTCCGTCCTCACAGGAATGGCAGAGGAGGATATCTACAATCTCCCATTGGAGGAGTATCGTGAACTCGCAGCCAAGACTCGCTATCTCTCGCATCCGTATGATGGGGAGATACTGACTGCAAAGACCTACATCGTGGGCAAGTTCACTCTCATTCCGATAGAAGACTATCGCAAGATCACCACAGCGCAGTACATAGACTTTCAGACCTTCGCAAAGGATGCGGAGAGGAACATCGTGGAGATTCTCTCCTGTATGCTCATTCCGAAGGGAAAGAAGTACAACCAGGACTACGATGTCCTTGAGGTGCAGAAGGCATTGAGGGAGCATCTCTGCGTGGCAGATGCGCTGTCCTTACTCGCTTTTTTTTTCGTTCAGTACAGGCAATCAATCAAGGATTCACTAACTTACTCCAGGGAGATGGCAATGAGGCTGAGAGATCCGGAGAAGAAGAGGAGGATGCTCCGAGAGATTCAGAAGGAGGAGGATCGTTTGCTGAAACTTGGGGATGGATTGCGAATGTAGACCTTGTCTCCGAGACATGCCGATGCTCCTGGGATGATGTGTGGGTGATGAGTGCGATAGAGTTTCTCAACATCCTCGCATACAGGAAGGACAAGGCAGAGAAGGAGAAGGCAGACATAGAGAAATGGAAGAGGAGGAACTGACATGGATGAGCAATTGTTGGAACTGAACGAGCTTCGGCAAGTCCTTGAGGACTATGCGAAGGAAGCCGAGGAGATATACAAATATCAGATTGCGCTTGGTCGCAAGAACGCATCAAGGAAACTGACGGACACCATCAAGAGCAATGTGGTGGTGGGTGACCAATCGTATGAGGTCACTCTCACTCTACAGGACTATTGGAAATACATAGAGCATGGTCGCAAACCAGGCAAGTTCCCACCTGTGGGAGCAATCCTCAATTGGATTTCGGTCAAGCCTGTCATACCGAGACCGGATGAGGACGGAAACATCCCTTCGCCGAAGTCTCTCGCCTTCCTCATAGGTCGCAAAATAGAGCAGGAGGGCATAGAGCCACATCCGGCTCTCAAGACCACGCAGGAGGAACTTGACAGGATATTCCATGAGAGGCTCTCTGTTGCTCTTGGTCATGATGTCGCAAACTACATAAGGAAACTGATTGCTCCGAAGTGATTCGCAGCAGGTGTCATTATTTCATCGTTTTGTTGTTGTGGGGTGTCTCATTTACGAGGCACTCTTTTCTTATATCTTCCGAAAAGAGAAAGACATGCATCCTATTTGGAAAGATTTCTATGTAGACTTGGGAAGCCTCAATGATTCCGAGGTGTTCCGCATTCTCTGCGATGAGGAGGTAATATACACAGGCAAGGCGCACAAGAAGCCTGGCACCAATTCAATCCTTGTCCGCATCAATGACATATGTGCAGACTATCTCTCGCACAATTGGGATTCGGCAGAGATGCCGACATTCCATGTGCAGAGGGCATATGTCAATATGTCCACAGGATTGGAGTGGGCGGTAGTCGCATCGGTGCAGTTCACCAATGATTGGTCATACGAAGAGCATGACCTTGCCTCCGGATCATCTGCTCCGATCAACGGAGTGGTTGACATCCGTCAGCCATTGATGTGGACGGACTTCACGAAGGATGTCGTGGATGTCGCAATCACTCTCGCAGATGGCAAGACCTTCACAAAGTACATCCCTATGAGCTGCCTTGCAGACTTCAATGCCGATTTCAACCTTGATTTCTCCAAGACATCCGGAAGGGTGTCCTCTACTGCGAAGGTGGACTTGTCGCAGTTCGGTGATGTGGTCGCAGCAAGGATAGGCTCTGCATCGTTCAAGGTTGTGAACAAGTGCAACCGATATGCGCTGTATTATGTGAATGCATTCGGAGGATGGGATTCCCTTCTCATTGGGGGCAACCATTCCGAGACCGACTCCCTTGTGAGACATGAGAGGGTTGTGGAGTATGACAATACAAGTTCTGCCAACCGAGGCAGAGTCAACTATGTGAACGAGATTCAGAAGAGGATGACTCTGCACACATCGTGGTTGTTGGGTGATGAGGCATCAAGGATGCACCATCTGCTGAATGCTACGGAAGTGTATCTCTATGACCTTGAGAAGAGGCAGATGATGCCTGTAGTCCTCACGAATACGACTACCGAACACAAGACATTCAAGGGCAATGGAAGGCAGCTTGTGAATTATGCGATAGAGGTCGCATTCGCTAACGACAGGATAAGAAGATAATGAGAAGGAAGGTATCACTATATATCGCAGACCGATTGGTTGACTTGGATGACCAGAGCTTCATCCTCTTCAACTATACGATGGAGGACTTGAGCAATCCCACCATCGTGAGGAATTCGTTCTCGCAGCAGATCACTCTCAAGGGAACGGCAAACAACAACAGGATATTCGGAGACATCTTCCGTCTTGACAGGCAGACTCAATATGGGGATGCCTACACAGGTGCATTCTTTGATGTCACACGCAAGACTCCGTTCACCATCTACAACGAGATGGGAGAGATCGTGGAGAGTGGCTATCTCAAATTGGATGAGGTCTCAAGGAATGACAAGATGGTGGAGTACAAGGTCACTCTCTTCGGAGGTCTTGGCTCTTTCTTCTACGGACTCTCCTACAACGAGGACGGAACACCGATGACTCTTGCAGACATGAGATTCAAGATGGTGAATGGTGGATTCACAAGGGTGGCAGGACATTTCGGACAGGTGGGAGGATACAGCATGCTCCAAGATTGTTGGTCATACCTTGCAGATCCGGACAACTATAGTCCAGATGGTTACGATTGTTGGTGGGCGAACATCATCAACTTCGCACCATGCTACAATGGTCTGCCGGACAAATTCTCTGCGGACAAGGCATTGGTGGAGAGGGAGTCATTCAACAACATGCCTGTGATGTCAACGAAGGATGGCGCATCATCTAACTTGATGGTGATGGCAAACAAGCACACCGAGTGGGAGATGAAGGACTTGAGATGGTATCTTCAGAGACCTGTCTTCCGAGTGAAGGCTCTCCTTGATGCAGTCTGCGACATTGAGAACAACGGAGGGTATTCGGTCATCCTTGACTCTGCCTTCTTCAATGAGGACAATGACCTATATTGGAATGGTTGGATTACTCTTCCACTCATTCCGGCAGAGGACAGGCAGAAGGCAGATGCCATAGTGCGCCTCCTCTCTGCTTCCAAGAGTCCGGCTGAATATCTCATATCCTTTGCGAAGGTGTTCGGTCTGGTCTTCCTCTGCGACTCTGGAAACAAGACCATCACCATCATGCACAGGTCGCAGTTCTATGCGGAGCAGGAGACCATTGACATGACGGACAAGATTGATGTTCGTGGCATTAGAATGAGTCCTGTCTTGGCACAATCACGATTCTATCAGTACGGAGGTGATGCCATCGGAGAATGGGCAAAGGCATACAAGGAGGACTTTGGCAGAGACTATGCTATTCAGCGAGTGAACACAGGAAACGAGTTCAACAGCGAGACCACAAGAGTAACTGACGGGATCATCTATAAGGATGCTGTGGAGGTGCAAGAGAGGAATCTCCTCTTCATGGCGAATTATGACAGGGATGACAACGGAAATGGTGAGGAGGTCTTCAATCTTCCGAGATATGAAGCGGTAACTCTTCAGCAATGGAAGACGGAGAACGGAGAAGAGGTCATAGAGGAGACTGCAATAGAATCCCCATATGAGAGATTCTTGTTCTTCTACAATCTTGACTATCCGCTTTCCGATTGGCTGCCGAAGGTGCAGTTCCATGATGCGGATGACAAGGCGGTTGACGGATCAGATGTGCTGCTCCTCTTCAACGGAATCAAGGAAACTCCGCAATGGCATACCTGGGCAAGACTTGCCTACCGACTGACCGATGACCATCCGGACATGCAGACTCTCAACGAGGGAGAGCCATGTTGGAATTTCACCGAGACCAATTCAAGGATTGTCACATCCCTTCCATCCTTCCGAAGATGCGTTGTGGATGTTGTTGACGGAGATGAGGTGATTCAGCAGACCTACGAATGGGGTGTACCATCTGCGAGAGGAGTAAATGGAACATTTCATAAGTCGGCAGACGGAGAGCCGGAGACCATCTATAACCGATATTGGAAGGCATATCAGCAAGACCGATACGATGATGACACCTTCAAGATGACATGCAAGGTCAATCTGCGAGGTCTGCGAGTAGGACGGGAACTGATGAGGAAATTCTTCTACTACGATGGTGCGCTGTTCGTGCTGAACGCAATAAGGAATCACTCTCTCACGACTTGGGATGACACCGAGTGCGAATTCATAAGGGTACAAAGCAAAACGAATTATACAAAATAGACATGGCAGAAGAGGTAGTAACCATATTAAAGGTTGACACACTAAAGGCGGTAGAGAATGTCAACGATTTGAAGCAGAATATAAAATTGCTCAAAGAAAAACTTGGAGACCTTGAAATAGGCTCAACCGAGTATATGCATACTCTCAAAGACCTTCAGATGAATCAAAATGCTCTGAAGGATGCGATGCATGGGACAGCCACATCAATGACTGATGTGTCTGCTGCTGCTATAGGTGCATCCAAGTCCTACAACTCCCTTGTTCACAAGATGGCTGAACTCAAACAGGCATGGAGGGCAACCAATGATGAGGCAGAGAGGAATAGACTTGGAAAGCAGATCGCAGACATCAATCAGCAACTGAAGGACATGGATGCCTCTGTGGGAAACTTTCAGAGGAATGTAGGAAACTATGAGTCCGGAGTATCAGGTCTTGTTGCTAAGTTTGATCAATGGGGAGGTGTTCTGAAACAAATGCCTCCGACATTGGGAGCAGCGAAGGAGTCCATCGGCAAGGTGGGCGAATCAATGCAGCTCATCGGAAAGCAGCCTATCCTGGGAATCATCGGTCTTCTCGCTCCTATGATCATCAAGATAACCGAGTCATTGAAGGGCAATGCTACTGCAATGGATGCGGTGAAGAAGGTGATGGATGCTCTCAAGCCTGTAATGGACTTCTTCTCCGGACTCCTTGAGAGGGTGGCGCAAGGTCTCTCCAATATGGTGGATTGGGTGCTTGAATTGGTCGGCAACGGAGCATTGGACGGATTCATCAGCAAGATTGCCGGAGTGGGCAATGCCATCCTCCAATACATGTTAGCACCTATCAAGTCTGCCATTGCTGCCGTCAAGGGAATGGCGAAGATAATCGGTGATGTCTTCAAGGGCAATTGGAGTGACATCAAGACTC